GAGGCCAGCGAGAAGCTGGCGTGGCTGGCGCAGGATGCCGGATCGAAAACGGCGGCGATTGAGAAACTGCTAAACCCCTAATCAAAAAGCCCGCTTCGGCGGGCTTGGTCTATTCAGCTTACGCCGGAATCCGGCAATCCTCTTTCTTCAATCCCTGAATCCACACCGGCGATTTACCCCGTCCGGTCCACGTTTGCGCCGGGTCTTTCGGGTTGCGGTATTTGGGCACGCCATTGATGCGCGGCTTTTTCGCGGGGGTTGGGGATTCGCCGACAATGGCGAGGAGTTGTGCGCGGACATTTTCCAGGGATTGCAATTCATCAGAGGCGCGGGATTCAATTTCCAACTGAATCGCGGCTCTTTCGTTGATTAGATCAGTGATGGAAAACATCGAATACTCAACCATTCAGAATCTCCTTAATGGGGGAATGGCAATTGTAATGCTTAATTTGTAAAGCGCAATAAAAAGCCGCCCGTTGCGGGGCGGCCTGTGATACTTCCTAGCCTATCCAGTGTCTTTTTTTGTTTGAACTTATCCTTATAAGCTATCGAAAACTAAGAGAATTAGAGAAATTCTTGGTTTGAATCTCGTTGGATGCTTTATCGCCAGTATAGGGACTACCTAAAATTTTTATTGGCGAATCTTCGTAGACTTTAATCAGTTTTAAGTCTCGGTCCTCAAAAAAAGCATTCCAGGCAACCGAAATTGCTCTGCAATGATACGATGCGCTGGTCGCTCTTCGGTTGCTAGCCGAACCCCCTGTCATCCCAATTTCTACCATAAGATCAGCTAGCGTTTTCCTGGGATCGCCTGTCCTGACGTTATCAGTAAAGGCCACCTCCTTCCAAAATTTTTCAGCGGTATCAGGGCTATAAAAAAATGTAATCAGGCCAATAGCCATGGATGCGCGCCGGGTTAAAGCCCTGTTCATCACCGTCCTTGCCCCAAAGATACATTTAAGAAAATTCTTGGCTGGTTCCGCCAAATTTACAACTCCTTGCGCTAAGTCATCCCGAGAAATCCTGCTTTTTGGCCCTCTGCTGGTTTGACCTCCAAGTCCACACATTATGAGATAAATCGCAGAACCCACCCATTGCTGTTGGGTAATGTTTAATCCAGTTTCTTCCTCTAAATTCAGCGCTCTAAAGGCATCTGAAATCTGACGGGTTAGGTGGTTGTCATGCCTGAAATACAACTCTGCAACTTGTAATGGCGTACTAACTTGGCTGGTTGTAACTGTCAGAGCTTGCGATCGACCGGAGCGAACAATGGCAGCTAGGGTATGCTGCCCGTTGACAAGCTTTAAATGACCATTGATCTTGGCAAAATGAATTGCCGTCCCGTCAATGAACCTACCTTTCTCGATTTCACTTGCAAGATAAGAAACATGTGAAGACCTAATAGGCCTTTGATTTTCGTAATTATTATTATTTAACCAGACCTGTGCTTGCGACGGGTCTACGTTGTAAATCGCGGATGAAACATTAAAATCAACAGCGCTAGACATGACTCTACTCCTAATAGAACATGTTTGGAAGGGTTAGCTACTTGCAATAGCTAACCCTTATTTTATCGGATAAAAAATTATTGTAAATAGTAAATGCAATAGCGCCTGTGCAAACTCGCCTTGACAAGCGAGTTGTTTATGGTGTAACGCCGGTATGAGCATCTATTCAGGAATCTCCGTCACAACGCTGACCGCCAGACTCGCCGAGGCGCAGGATGCGTATCACGCCTTAAGTCTCGGAAAGCAAACGGTTTCTTTATCGCTTGGCGACAAAAGGCTGACCTTCACCCCCGCCGACGTGCGTCGGTTGTCCGCCTACATTTCCGAACTGCAAACCGCCCTGTCGATTGCCTCGGGCAGCAGTTCCGCGACCAGCACCAGTGCAGCAGGCGGTATGGCCGCGGTGGCGACATGGACGCGCTGACTCGCTGGTTGTCGCCGCTCTTTCCCGGCTGGGCCGCTTCCCGCGTTCACCACCAGGCGCGGTTCAAGCTGGCAACCAGGTATTACGATGCCGCCACACCCACATCGCATCATCCCAGGCGCGGCAGCAACGCCAGCGCGGATGCGGTCATGGATCGGGCACGTGGCAACCTCCGCGAATACGGGCGCTGGCTGGATGAAAATCACGATCTCGCCGTGGGCGTCCTCGATGATTTGGTGACCAACGTCATCGGCTGTGGCGCGGGCATTGAACCCATGGCGACGACCGGACGCGAACCGGAACCCGCCGTCGATTTCAATCATCAGCTTTCCGACTTGTGGAACGAGTTTTGGATGGCGCCCGAAGTCACCGGCGAACTGCCCGGCCCAGAACTGGAGCGGCTGATGTGCCGCTCGTGGTTGCGGGATGGCGAGGTCTTCGCGCAGCACGTCAACAAGTCCGGCGCGCCGTATGCCAGCCGTATCCCCTATGCGTTGGAAGTGCTGGAAGCCGACTTTGTGCCTTACGACCTGATCGACGCCGGCAACCGCATTGTGCATGGCGTCCAGAAAGACGGGTGGGGCCGACCCCTCGGCTACTACGTCATGAAGCAACATCCCGGCTCGACCGTGAGCGTCCCCGGCAGTCGCTTTGAAACGGTCTACCGCCCCGCCGAACAAATGATGCACCTCAAGCTGGTGCGCCGCCTACACCAGACGCGCGGCGTCAGCCTGTTCCATGCCGTGCTCACGCGCCTGGATGACCTGAAAGATTACGAAGAATCCGAGCGCATTGCCGCCCGGGTGGCTGCGGCCCTGACCGCGTTCATCAAGCGCGATTCCGGCCTGTCGGACGTGGTCACCGCCACCACTGATGAGGATTCCACTAGCGCCTCGCGTGGATTTGCGATGGAGCCGGGCCTGATCTTTGACGGGCTGAAACCCGGCGAAGATGTCGGGCTGATTGACAGCAAGCGCCCGAACCCCAACCTGGAGGCGTTCCGCAATTCGATGTTGCGCGCCGTCGCCAGCGGGACCGGGACGCGATTCAGTTCTATTGCCAAGAATTACAATGGGACGTACAGCGCTCAGCGCCAGGAACTCGTTGAGGCGGTCGCGCACTATCGCCGGCTGTTCAGCTATCTGCGCTATCGCTTCTACCTGCCCGTCTGGCGCCGCTTTATCGACGCCGCCCGCCTGTCCGGGGCGTTGCGTTTGCCGCTGGGCATCAACGAAGCCAGTTTGTACACCCCGGAAATTCGCCCGCCGCAGATGCCGTGGATCGATCCCAAGAAAGAACTGGACGCCTTCAAAACGGCGGTCGAGTGCGGGTTCCGCTCTCGGCAACAAATCATTCGCGATATGGGCGGCGACCCGGCGACCGTCGATGCGCAACTGGCGGCGGACCCGCTGGATATTCGCCCGGTGTACGGCGCGCAAGTGGGGGATGAACCCAAAGCCCCGAAAGAGACCGCCGCGCCAAAAGCGGAAGACGATGAAGAGGATGATATGGAGGAAGCTGCATGAAGCGCCCAGCTCCGGCCCCGGAACCGATGCTCCCAGTGGTGCGGATGCACTGCCCGAAATGCGGCACGGCCATGCGCATCTATCGCATCACGGACACCTACCCGATCAAGCTGCCCGGCTGCTGTCCGTGCTGCTTGTCACAAATCCTAAGCTACACCCCGGAGGTGGCCGATGAATCGTGATCTGGCCGGCCAGCGCTTTGAGCGGGAAGCGACGCTGGAAACCCGGCGCATCAATCTGGATGACCGCACCGTTCCGGCGGCGCTGTCGAGTGAAGCCCCGGTACGGCGTTTCTATGGCCAGGAAGTGCTGGTGCATACCGACAAGGCTATCGACCTGAGCCGCGCCGAGGGCGGCTTGCCGTTGCTGTGGAAACATGACGATGGCCAGCCCATCGGCCTCGTAGAAAAAGTGCATGTGCAAGATGGCAAGTTGCGCGGCGTGCTGCGCTTTTCCGATAACCCGAAAGCCAGTGAAATCTTTAATGACGTTCGCCAGGGTTTTCTTAAAAACATTTCCATCGGCTACACCGTAGACCGCTATGAAGAATCGGCGGACAGCGACATCGTCCGGGTGACCGGCTGGACGTTGCTGGAAGCCAGTGTTGTGACCGTGCCTGCGGATGCGTCCGTCGGCGTCAATCGTTCCCTACCAGGAGCTGTAACCATGTCTGATGAAAACAAGCCCACCGAGACTGGTGGAACCGAAAGCGCTCCGGTAGTGGATATTGCCGCTGCCCGCCGTGAGCATCAAATCGCCAAGAAGGCCGGCGCGGTCGAGGCGATCAAGACTGAGCGCACCCGCATTGCGGACCTGCACGATCTATGGGATTCCCCGCTGGTGCCGCGCAATGACTTCTACGCCGGGCTGTTGGCGCGGGCGGTCAATGAAGGCTGGCCGCTGGATGGCGCCCGCAAGATTCTCATGGAAGTGCTGGGCGGCGAAGCTGAGCCGGTCATCGATCCGGTCGTCTCCGAAGGCATCCGTGTCGCGTCGCATGACGGGCGCTTGCCGCCGGTGGTCGTTCCCTCCCGTCCGGGCAATCAGTCCCGCGCGCTGGGGCAGTTCGCTATGGGCGAGGATGCCAAGGACAAATTCAAGGAAGGCGCCAGCCAGGGTCTCTTGATCCGCGCCGGCATCATCACCAAGCGCGACGAAATCCAGAAAGCCCGTGAGGGCGGAATGATCGGCAAGTCGCTGAACAGCCTGGCCGGCGAATTTCTGCGGGTCATCGGCGAATCGACGCTGAATCTGTCCGACGAAGAAATGGCGAACCGGGCGTACAGCTACCGAGCCAGCGGCCAGACCACCAGCGACTTCACCAACATCCTGGCGAATGTCGCCAGCAAGTCGATGTTGATGGGCTGGGACGAAGCGCCAGAGACCTGGCAAATCTGGACGCGGCGCGGGCAACTGCCCGATTTCAAGACCGCCGAGATCAGCGGCATCAGCGGCTTTACCGGATTGGACGCGGTGCCCGAAGACGGTGACATCAGCTACGGCAAGTTCACCGACCGGAAGGAAACCATCAAGCTGGTGCAGTATGCGAAGAAATATCGCCTGTCGCGCCAAGCCATTATCAACGACGATCTGCGGCATTTTACCGCCGTGCCTCGGGCGATGGGCCGGGCCGCCAATGCCAAGGTCGGCGATATTACCTATGCCATCCTGAATAACGCCGGCCCGACGCTGAATCAGGACAGTATCGCGCTGTTCGATACCGCGACGCACAAAAACTATGTCGCCGCCGATACCGCGCCGAATGTCACGACCCTGGGTACGGCCACCGTGGCCATGGCGTTGCAGAAAGACCCGAACAGTACCCGCGTGCTGAACATCCGCCCGCGCTTCCTGCTCGTGCCGGTCACTCTGGAAGCGACCGCCCGCACGCTGATGGCGGCGACCTATGACCCCGCCGGCACTGCCGGTACGCTGACCCCGAATCCCTACAACGGGCGCTTTGAGGTCGTCACCGACGCGAGATTGGACGGCCAGACCACCGGCACGAAAGCCTGGTATTTGCTCGGCGATCCGGGGATTTACGACACCGTCGAGGTCGCGTTCCTCAATGGCGTCGCCGAACCGTACATGCGGGAAAACCCCGATTGGGCCGGTCAAGGCATGGAGTACATGGTGGGCGTCGATTTCGGCGTCTCTGCTCTGGACTTCCGGGCCATGCACAAGTATCGCGGTAGCTGATCGCGAATCCACTCCTGCGCCGTCTCGGCGGCGCATTTTCCCTTTTTGATTGGAGTAATTCTCATGGCTCAATCGTATTCTGACGGCGAAATTATGAACTACACCACCACCGGGGCGGTGGCGAATGGCGCGCTCAAGATCATTGGCCGCCGGGCGGGCGTGGCGTTGAATTCCGCCACTGGCTCCGGGCAGTTGATTGCCCTGGCGATGACCGGCGTGCATACCCTGGCGGCGGTGGCGACGGGCGCTAAGGCCACCGGGTCACTGGTCGGCTATCGCACCACCGGCACGGCGGGACTGAGCGTGACCTGCGTCGCAGCGGCCTGCACCGGCGTGGCCTGGTCGGCGCATCCCACGAGCGGCGTGGTGACCTATGGCACGCGCTTCGTCATCGGCACGGTGTGGCAAGGCGCGGCCAGCGCCGCCACCACGCTCAAGGTCAAGCTGCACGGCGGGCCGATCGCTCCGCTACTGTAAATGTCCACGTTCAGCGACCTGATGACCGGCGTCGCCGTTCCGGCGTTGGAGGACGTTTTCGGGGACCCGATGACGCATACCAACAGCGATGGCGATGAAGCGACCGTGACTGGCATTCTGGACACCAGTTACGGCCCGGTGGGTGATTTCGGCGAACGCATGGAAGCGCGCACCACGATCTCGGTCGCCAAAAGCGCAGCGGTCGCGGTGGGCGATACCCTGCACTATGCCGGCGTGGTGACGGTGGATGATCCGTATCCTGATGATACTGTCTGGACGATGGCGCAAATCATCGAAGACGACGGTTATCTGGTGCGCTTCGCGGTGAGGCAGCAATGAGCAGCAACGCGACGCTGGCGATTCGCAACCTGGTCACCAAGCTGGGGACGGTCGGCACGGTCAGAACGGGCCGTTCGGCGCTGGAAACCACTAGCGCGGATTTGCCGGTGATGACCGTGCGCAGTTTGGGCGATGCCCCGGCGGCGGAACAGATTTACGCCGACCGCAGCTATACCCGGCGGGTCGGCATTGAAGCGGTCTTGGATGTCAGTACCACGGCGGCGTATCACGAAGCCCTGGATGATCGGCTCTCGGCGATTCGCGCGGTCATCATCCCGGACGTGACGACCGCTTATTGGTTGGGCGGCTATGCGCTGGACGTGCGGGAGACCGGCGCGACGATGCTGCATCCGGCGGATAACAGTGGCCTGGCCGTGGTGCAGGTCGCTCTCGAATTCGATTATGTGGAGTAATTATGGCTACCTTAGTCAATCAAGAAATTTCCTACGAGTCCGCGCAGACGCCGGTGGCTTTTGCGGCGCTGACCCCGGATAGCGTGCGCACCGTGTTCACTGCGGCCAGCAAGCCCTGGTCGGGCGTGATCATTACCTCCGGCGTGGAACCTTATGTGGTCGCGCCCTATGGCCTGGTGACCGGCGGCGATGTGGCCGTGGCCGCAGCGGCGGGCGATGTGGCCGTGGACGCCTTGACGGCGATGATGGCCGGCGTCTCTGGCGCCAGCGCGACGACGGGCATTCTGTCGGTCGGGAAGAAAGCTGATCTCACGATTACCCTGAACACCACTGAAGCCAAGCCGTTCCGCATTGACAGCGTGATCGTCAGCGATGCGGGCGCGATTGCCTTGGTATCCGGCGGCGGCCATGCAACCGCTTTTAACGAAGTGCGCGGCTCCGACGGCGGCCCGCCGAGTATCCCCCTGGGCGCGATTGAGATTGCGCAAGTGCGGCGCAATTACTGGCACGCGACGGACAATCGCGCGGTCACGGCGGCGGAAATTTTCCAGGTGCCCGGCACCCATCAGGAACGCTACGATTACCCGGTCTGGAACGAAGACCCGATCAACGGCAAGATCACAATGGTCAGCGCCTTGCCGCTGATTCACGGCGCGACCGCTGATGCGGCCCCGACCGCTGGCAAAAAGGTCTATGCCCGCTATGCGACGCCGCTCTATGCCCCCATTTCGCGCGTCAGGGATTATGTTCCGGCGGAAACCTCCAACAGCACCAGCAGCGAGGCGTATTACGACAATGTCACCGTGGGTTCTTTTACTAGCTCCCTGGGGCAGTCTTCCTTCACGGCCTCGCTGGGCGATGGGGTCACCGATGCGCTGCTCGCCAAAGTCGGCCAAAACCTGCTCTTCCGCTTCAAGCCGGATAAAAACCGCGCGGCCAATATTGTGACTCAGGGCATCCTAGGCGTCGCCCGGACGTTCGGGGTGGGTGCGGCGCCCAGCGCGTCGTTCACCATTTCACCGACGCAAGCCAGCGTCAATAACGCCTCATGACCTTTGACCTGGAACGATTCCTGGGCGCGGCGCTAACGCCCCGGCAAATAGCCATGCCGGTTCCCGACCTCGCGCCCTTCTTCGCGGAAGGCGCGGAGCCGGTCTGGGTGGTGCGCGGGCTAACGGGCGAAGAGATTGCCCGGTGCAATGAGTCCAATGCCCGGCACGCCACCATCGCGGCGGCAGTGCAGGCGCTGGCCAATAGTGCAGCGGCCAAAGCGGACACTGTCGAGGCGATGCAGTCGCTGATTGGTTTCGGAACGGATGTTCCCGAGGACTTGGCGAAACGCTTTGACCATCTGACCTACGGTAGCGTCGAGCCGCAGATCGACCGGGCGCTGGCCGTCAAGCTGTTCGCCAGCTTCCCGATTGTCGCGTACCAGTTGAGCAACAAGATTCTGGAACTGACCGGCCTGGGTCCGGACGTGGGAAAATAGCGGCGCTCTACAGTGACCCCTCCGTGAGTACGGCTTTGGCGTTGTGTGATTTAAAGGGGCGGTTCCTGTTTGAGGTCCGCCCTGATTTGTTTCCGCAGCGCCAGCTCACGGCTGTCGAGTGCGCCCTCTGGGGCCAGTATTATCATGACAAAGAAGCGAATCGAAAATAATGGCTAACACGCAATCGGTCATTGAAATCGTTTTCAACAGCATCGACAACGCCAGCGGCACGGCCAAAACCATCGCCGAAGGGCTGGGCGATCTCAACAGCGCGGTCGGGGATGTCGTCGCGCCGTTTGAAGCCCTGGCGGACAAGTTGGCGATTGCCCAGGCGGCACTGATTGCGATTGCCGGCACGATTGGCGCATTAGCTTACAAGGAAGCAGTGGAGTTTGAGGCCAGCCTGGTCGGTTTACAAAAGCAAATGGAGGATACCGAGGGGACGGCGCGGTCTTTTGCTGGCGTGCTAGAAGACCTGGCGGTGAAATACGGCACGAATGCAAATGAACTGGTGCAAAGCGCCGCCGACTTCAAAGCTGCCGGTTTTTCGCTGGAAGACAGCACCAAGCTGGTCAAGCTATCGCTGGATTTGATGATTGCCGGCGAAATCAGCGCCGCCGCCGCCACGGATGTTCTGAAAAACAGCCTGGGCGGTTTTGGGATTTCAGCGGATGAATCCGTCGCAGCGGCTCAGGAAATCGCCGACACGCTGAACAAGATCGCGGATATTTCCAAGGGCGGTTTTAAGGAGCTGGCACAAGGATTTTCGGATATTGCGCCGATTGCCAAGCTGACCGGCTACAGTTTTCAGGAAATCGCGGCTATTTTGTCGGTGGTGATTGATGCTGGCAATGCCGGCGCGGAATCGGCGCGCGGGCTGTCTTCGGCCTGGCTGTCTATCTCCAAGCCGTCAAAAGAAGCGGCGGATGCGATTCTGGAGTTGGGGGGTGAATTGAATTCCCAGGGAACCCCCCTGAAAAGCATCAAAGAAACCATCCAGGCGATGATCCCGACCTGGAACAGTTATACCCAGGAACAAAAGTTGGTGACGGCGGGTATTATCGCCGGCAAGGAGCAAGCCGCTAAGTTCGTGGTGGCGATGGATGAAATGAAGACCGTCGTTGAGCGAGTGGCAATTGCCAACGCCACGGCGGGCGGCTCGATTGAAAAAGAAGTGACGATTCGCCTGGCGTCCGCCGAGCAGCAAATTAAAACCACCAATGAATCCTGGCGGCAATTCCTGCGGGCGCTGGGCGATGAAATCAAAGTCAACACCACCGGCGTCATTAGTGGCCTGGGCGATATTGGATTGGGTTTCAAAAAGGTGATTGAAGGCGGCGGACTGGACCCGCTGCTGAACCTGCTGAATCCGCAACTCAAAGGACTGGAAGATTTACTGCGGAATGTCGCCGCGAATCTCCCCAAAGCCTTTGCGGATTTAGACTGGTCGAAGCTGGTTCAGTCATTAGAGGATTTGGGTGTCAGCGCCCAGCGGGCTTTGGAATCTCTGCTAGGCCCGATTGATTTATCGACTGTAGACGGGTTGCGACAAGCTATTCAAAACGTCCTGGATACTTTGGCGGGCATTGTCAAGCTGACCGCCGGCGAACTGGGCGGCGAGGCGTTCAATGCGTTTTTGAAAGGCGTTAGTGAACTGGCTAAGGGATTTCGAGAAGCCGACCCCGAACTCCAGAACTGGATTGGTAGCCTGCTCAGCACCGCCAAGACGGTCGGTTTGGTTTCCGGCGCACTGGAGCCGCTCAACACGGCTTTTTTAGGCATCATCGCTTTCGGTCCGAAACTGGCGGCGATGGGATCAGGGTTGGGCGCATTTGGCGCAGCCATGGCTGGCCCGCAGGGGATTGCGGTCGCTTTGGGCGCGGCCACGGCGGCGATGATTACCTGGCTCATCCCGGCGGAACAACTGGCCGATTATGCCTGGCCGGACTGGCTGGCGGGGTATGAAGGCGCGACGCCCGGCACAGCGGCGGCGGATATTGCCGAAGGCTTTACCGCGCTGGCAAACCGGATCAAAGCCGCACTGCCCTACCTGGATGACGCCGGAACCGCGATAGATCGCCTGGGCGACAAGCTCAGTACGGCGAAAGAACAAGCGGAACCTGGACCGTATGAAAAATTCGGGGCAGCGGTCGATGATGCGGCGCAGAAAGCCGTGGATGGCGTCGAGGCGCTGGCGGAATCCTGGGTCAAACAAGATGCCGCTGCGAAAGCCGCTAAAGACGGTATTGATGAGAACGTCAAATCCGTAGACGCGGCCAGCAAAAGCATGATTGGCTGGGCGGACTCGATTCAGGGATTACCGCCCATCAAATTACCGGAAGGCGTTAGCAAAATCGCTGGAGACTTTCAAGTCGCCGGCGAAGCCGCCGGTCAATATGCCACGGCTATGGAAGGCGTCTCTACTTCCTACAGCCAAATCGGCAGTGGCACGGTCAAGGCGACCGGCGCATTTGCCGCCGTCAAGGATAAGACCCAGGAAGCCAAAGACACCCTCGACGCCCTCACGCAATCCGGCAAGCTGTCCGTCGATCAACTGCTGGAACTGACGAAAATCACCAACGATTTTAAGGTGGCGATGGAGGAAATCGCCTCCAACGAGCGCATCAAGAATATCGAATTCGCCGTCAGCTTGAAAACCGCACAACTGGAAACCGATATGGAGCGGGTGAAGGCGACGTTCGCCAGTATTGACACCACCATCACTTCTACCGGCGACTTGCTCGGCGGTCTGTTCGGGAATTTGACCAGCACTGATGATCCATTCAAGGAGATGGCGATTGAGTCACAAATTGCCCTGGAAAACAAGCGCCGCCAGGAAGCGCTGGATATTCAAAAGAAATTGGCCGAGGCCGAGATCGAACGGATTGAAGCGCAGACCGCCTCACTCAATCGCGGCGATGCGCTGATTACCATTGAAGGCGATGGGCTGGAACCGGAATTAGAGGCGTTTATGTGGAAAATCCTGGGGAAGATTCGCACGCGCGCGAATGCGGAATTTGCGGATTACCTGCTGGGACTGGGAGTCACGCCATGATCGGATTATCGACGGCCACCTATGACCCAAACGGCGCTTTACGGTTGAATTCACGCCTGCCGGATGAACGCCAAGCGGATCGGCGCGGGACGATCACGGCGACGCTGGACGGCGGTTGCAGCGTCTACGATGGTGGGTACAGCGTCACCGATCAAGCGTGGACCACCAACGTCCGGCGCCCGGCGCTGGCTCTGCTGAATCAGTTGCAATACCTGGTCGCTTACTATGCCGAATTGATCCTGTGCTGTGAGACCGGCGTCTTTGCCGCCCGCGTTTCCTATGCCCTGCGCAACGAACTGTTAACGATCACGCTGCGGCCCACGCGCCGCCTGGACGGTGGCTAATGGCCTCTTCGATTACCTGGTATGCCCACAGTTGGAAACTGATCACCACCGGCCTGGTGGATTTGGATACCGACACCCTCAAGCTGGCGCTGGTGACCTCCAGCTATACCCCGGCCACCAGTCATACGGTTTGGGACCCTGGCACCAATGACGCCGCCGATCCTTCGCACAATGAAGTCGCGACCGGGGACGGGTACGCGACGGGCGGGGCAACGCTGGCAAATCCCGTCGCCACTAACGACAACATCGATTATGACGATCCGGTCTGGACTTCGCTGACCAAAACCTTCCGCTATGCGGTGTGCTACATGGACGGCTCGGCAGGCGCGCTCACTGATCCGCTGCTGTTCTACATCCTGCTCGACACCACCCCCGCCGATATTGTCAGCAACGGATCGAATTACACGATCCAATGGAACGCCACCGACAAACTGTTCTATAAGCCGGCCTGACCCTCATGATCGTGTGGATGTCGGTCACCTCAGAAGGATTACCCGGAGAGGCGCTGGGCGCGGTCGCTACACATAATCGTTATTGCCTGCTCGGGTTAGATGCCGCCGGTAATGTCATTCGCGGGGTACGGGTTTCCTCGCGGATTCCGGTCGTGTATTGGCCGAACTTTGGCAGCATGACGGAGCGAACTGCCGCGCTGTATGGCGACGGTTTTGACTGGCGATTCTATGACGGGGTGCGCAGCGATGGAGTGCCTTGGCTGCTATGGAAAGGCGACGGGCAGGCCATTGAAAATGTCGAAAATCCTATTCGGGCTTTTTATGCCGCCCCCGATGGGCGTATTTATTGCGCGATGCGCCGGGTCTATCAAGCCAACCACATGACCCCCAAAACCGGGGTGACGGCGACCATGATCTCCGGGGCCATCGCCGCCTACACCGCCAGCCAGACCACTGAAGATTACAATGCCTATATGGCCTTGTTTGAAAAAGATTATCGTGCTTTTTATAGCGCTTTTTTCCGGGTCTATCGGGAAGGTGGAGATCAAGTTGAATTTCCCGATGTCCATGATCGGCCCATTAGCGCGGTCTATGCTGACGACGATTATCTCTACATTGCCGGCGATCCGAACGACGATGATATTTTTCTCAGAAAACTGGATTTAGCCGGGAATCTGGTGTGGGAAGTGGAATACGACTCAGTGGCGGCGATGGTGTATTACACGCCCCCTGGGCCATCTGGATCATCCGCCAAGTATAACTACCCTGAATGGGAGTTTCGCTTATTTGTTTCATCCGCTGGCGATGTTTATGTGACCGGGCTTCTTTACCAACAATCTTATTATTCTTACGGAGGATTATTAAATCAATCGACGCCATTATTTTTTCGCAAATACAACAACAGCGGAGTGTTGCAATGGGAGCGGCGGTTGCGAGATGGACGGTCAACGACGGCATACGGCAACCTTACTGATTATGTCGCCCCGAAAGCATTTTATTGGCCGTATACTAATATTGTTAGTGACGGCACTGATCTTTATTTGGCGCATACCCATGCCAATCTGTATGACGATGAAAATGATGTTGAGCATTGGATTGATCCGATAGCGGAAGGATGGGCGTCGTTGACGCAATGGAATAGCGACGGCGATGTAGTCGGGTTTGTGGCAACCCCGTATGATTCCATAACTGCTAATGTCGGCATGGACGCGGAATTTACTTATATCATTCCTGACCATTACCCCACTCGCCGAATCACTCTTTCTGACGGCTTTTTATATCTCTCTAATACCGGCTACGAAGTCGTTGATATAGATCATTTGGCCTATATTTACGACACCGCAACTCTGACTATGCAGCCGCTCAATTTAACAGCGGCTCAATATTTCATGGCAGTATCGACGGTTGATTTTGCTCCCCGATTTGCGTTTGATAGCGCTGAAAATCAGTATTTTGCCCGCGCTGTTTATCCGTCTGGAGCGGGAACGGCGAATTGGCATGCCTTCGATGCGGCGGGCGCGGCACTATGGTCTAGCGGATTTGCGGTAGCGGCCAATGATCCCCGGCCTGCCATTTATGATGTGCAAGTGGTTGAGAATACCTTGCTCCCGGCGTTGTCGTTCCCGATCTATCTGGGACGCCCGACCTGGGAAGGCGACCGCTATACGTCCGTCGCCGGTTTGGCGCTCAGGCTATCCCTGGCGATTCCGCGTTTGATTCGGGATTATGTCGGCGCATTGCGGCCCACGATTTATCGACTGTTTCTGGACGGTTCGCCGCCGCTGGAATTGCCCGTCATTTCGGTCTCGATTCGCCGGAATTTGTTGGAATGCTCGCTCAGTGTAGTGACCGCGCCGCCGTCACTGGACACGCTGGACGCCATTGAAGCGCGCAACGGCAACGATCTGATCCTCTATCGCGGGGTGCGGTTTGCCGCTGATAACGAACAGCTCAACGTGTTGCTGCAAACGCCGTTGACCGGGATTCGCGTGGATCGCGGCGGGCGCAGTTTGCGAGTTTCCATGGAAGGTCGGGCGGATGAAGCGGTAGCGGAAGGACAACCTCGGCTCCTGCGCGGGGTCAGCTATCGATCATTGAGCGATGGATTGCGCCGGGTCCGTTGCGAAGTCGATACTTACCTGCGCCCCGGCGACGTGGCCGACCTGGGCGCCGGGGAAATAATGTTCGCAGGCGAGATCACCATCACCGTGACCGCATCGACCGAGGCAATGGAAGTCACGGAACGTTCTACGTGAGGATTTATGGCTAAAGACACTCAGCTTTCCAATGCTGCGGCCAACGCCGAGGCTAATGCCTTGGCGCGGCTGCTCGATAACGGCTATCGGCGCGTCTATGACGGTTCCAAGCCGGCTACCGCCGATACGGCGATCACCAGTCAGGTGCTGCTGGCGGAACTGCGATTCGCTGCCACCAGCGCGCCCGCCGCCGTGGATGGGGTGCTGACGTTTACCCTGATCACGGATAGCGAAGCCAACGCCAATGGAACCGCTGCCTGGTATCGCGACCTGCAAAGCAATGGAACCACGGTAGTCATGGATGGCACTGTTGGCACTTCCGACGCCAACCTGAATTTGTCGACTACTTCGGTTTTCGCCGGGCAGCAAGTGGCGATCACCTCCGCGACCCATACGGTCGCTAAAGCTACTGCGGGACTCTAACCATGGCTATTGTCAGCCTCGACGGCCTGTTGGCTGGGATGCAACCGAATATCGAGTTACTCAAAGCCACTGGCCCCACGATGGTGGTCGGGCGGATGTATTCGTTTTTCTACGTCGCCGGCATCCCCGCCGCCGCCGCCGCGCCGACTCCGGGAGTGGCAGGCGCGGCCTTGACCAGCTACGCCGGGCAAATTCCCTTCGCCAATCCGGCGGCGGGCAACGCCTACCTGGCGCGCTGGTCGGGGCAGACCACCATCGCCGGGACTTGGCTCTTGTGTGATCGACTCTGGCATAACAGCGGAATTACCATCACCAGCACGGACTCGCAAGATATCAACTCAGCGGAATTCCCGGCGCGGGACAATAACGGGTCCAGTGACGGCGCGGGCGTTCTGATCGGCGTGGAAGTCAGCACCGCGACGGGAGCGGGCACGCCGACGTTGACCCTGGGCTATACCAATTCGGCGGGCACGGCCAGCCGCAGCGAAACGAACTTGATCGCGACGGCGGCCAATTCGGCGATTGGCACGTTTTATCCGTTTCGCCTGCAAGGCGCCGATGCTGGCGTCCGCTCGATCCAGACCTACCAGCAAAGCGCGACCTGGACCTCGGGCACCATCCATCTGGTCGCGTATCGCGTGCTGGCCCGGTTGCCGATGCGGGAAGCCAATACACCAAACGCCATCGACGCCATTACTGGAGGAATGCCTAAAGCGTGGAACAACACCGTGCCCTTCCTGATCTTCGTGCCGCAAACGACGACCGCCAGCATTTTTCAAGGCAACATGATCTGGAGTCACGGGTAGTTCCGTGAATCAATGGCCGTTTATTCTGGCGCTCGGCGAGAACTTTCGCAGTCAGCAATCCGAAGGGAGTCCGACCACCCCGGTCGTTCCTGGTGTCGCCGCCCGCGAGGTCTGGACCCGGTTTTTCTTCGGCGAGCGCGGGAGTTCGTGGACTGGCCAGGGCCAAACCGCAGACGCCGAAGGGTCGATTAGCGGGATCGGCGGCACAAGCGCCACTAGCCAAAGCCAGACGGCGGATGCCAGCGGGACGATTACTGGCGATGTTTATC